GATGGGTAGGTCAAAACTATAGTGATAGAATATGGGCAGATAAGAACAAACTAATTATTCAACTTGAGCAAATGCTTTCCCAAGAGTTTGTAAGAGGAAGAGGCCCAAGGGAAGTAGCTAAGGTTTTCTCAGACAAGATGCAAACCAGTTATTACAACGCTCAAAGGCTTATTCGTACAGAGCTTAATTATATTAGTAATAAGGGAAGTATGAAAGCCTATGAGGAAAGCGGGGTTGTAGATAGATATCAATACCTTGCTACATTGGATAGTCGAACATCCGATATATGCAGGGAATTGGATGGGAAGATATTTGAACTAAAGGAAGCCAAGGTAGGGGTTAACCTCCCTCCACTGCATCCACATTGTAGGTCAACAACTATTCCATATTTCGAAGATAATGAAATAGAGGATAGAGTTGCAAGGGATGAAGATGGGAAAGGGAAATCCTATAAGCTTGGAAAAGATGTTACACTCTTTGAATGGGTAGAGCAATATGGAAGTCCTGAATTCAAGAAACGCGTACAAGAACAAAGAAGGCGATTTCTTGATATGGATAAGAAACCAAGAACTAAAAAGAAACAAGAAGGTGAGGTGGATAACAAAAAAGAGTAATACAAAAATTATTATAGTAACAAGTAACAATAACAATGTAAAATAATAATAGGTGCATCGAGGACGAAACCTCGGAAAAAAGCGTAGCACGAAAGGAGAATGGTAACAATGACAAAGGAACAATTATTAGCCGCAGGGTTTACAGAGGAACAAGCAACAAATATCTTAAAACTTCATAAGGAGGCGATTGATGGTAATTATGTACCCAAACATCGTTTTGATGAAGTGAACACAGAATTAAAAACAACTAAAGAGCAGGTAATAGAAAGAGATAAGCAGATTACAGAATTGAAGAAATTCGAGGGCGATTCCAAAGCATTGCAAGAAAAGATTTCAGAGTTAGAAGCTGCTAATGCAGCCAAGGACAAAGAATATAAAGCTAATCTTGCTCTTGAAAGAAAGAAAAATGCAATTAAGTTAGCACTACTCGAAGATGAAAACGGAAAACCTTACGATGTAGATATGGTTATGGGGCTCTTCAATTTAGAGCAGATAGTCATAGATGAGGCAACCGGGAAAATCAGCTCAGGATTTAAAGAACAGAATGATGCAATTCGTAAAGAAAAGGCATTCTTATTTAGTCCTAAAGAAGATGCCAACAAGGGCGGTGAGGGCAAACCCGCAGGATGGAAACCAGCAGGAACACCTCCAGCAGATGGAGATAAGGGTGGCGGAGGAGCTGACCCGTCAGTGTCCTTTGGAAAGAGTTTGGCACAGATTAAACTTGGTATGATGGGTATCAAACCAGCCGGAGCAGATGGCTCAGGCAATCAAAATTAAAATAATTAAGGAGGAAAAAGATTATGGCAATGAAGATGAAACAAACAGAATATGGAGCACCAGCTAAGCAAATACTGGCGATTCCCAACCATTATGTGGCACTTGGTTTTAAACATGCGAAAGCAGATGCAAATACACCGGGACTTGCTACATTGGTAGATGGAAGATATGTAGTAAAGGCAGGTACAATCTATCCTGCAAATGATGCATCCGCAATCGGAGTTGTACTCAATGATTATGATGTAACTGATGGGGATGCTATGATGGCAGTAGTTATTCATGGGTTTATTAAGGTGGCTGCTCTTCCGGCAGTTGTATCTCAGGAAGCAAAGAATGCAATGAAGGACATCAAGTTCATCGGTGCTGTTTCTGCTATTCCCTTTGGCGTAAGAAAGCATCCTGATTCTTCTTATACTTATACTATTAACGATGTCAATTATGTCATCAACACAACCGGTGTAATTCCTACGATTAGTGTTAGCGATACTGAGAATATTGATTATGATATTAATATTGCTGGTATTGCACCTTTGTTCCCCGAAGGGTTTGCCGCAGCGGCTGGATTTACCGACGGAGAAACGAATAATGCCGTGGTTCTTGTAGAGGTACCTTTTGACGGTTCTGAAATTTTCGAACCGACCAAAGTAATGTATAATGGTTCGGCGCAAACTGCTGCCGATTTGAAGTATATCGATGGTAAGTGGTATCTTATAATTGTCAAAGGCCTGAAGACTACTGCCGGAGTCATTAGCGGCGGCTTTGCAACATTCACTTTGGCATATGGCAGTGGCCCCGCCAAGACGTATAGATGGCTTTACAATGGCCTCACGCTTGAAGCCTAACCATCATTACAATAATTAGAAAGAAACAGGAGGAGAAAAACAATATGAAATCAATTTATGATATCTTCGAAAGTAAAGCAATTGCCTCTTATTGGACTGATGTTAATGTTAACATGAAAGACCCAATGATTGGTACAAAATACTTTCCAGTTTCCAAACAGACTGGATTAACCCTTGGATGGATTAAGGGTAGAAATAACTTGCCGGTAGCATTACAACCTGCAGCATTCGATACTAAGGCTCCATTGAGAGATAGAATTGGTGTTAAAGAGCTTAGCACTGAAATGCCATTCTTCCGTGAAGCAATGAGAATCGGTGAAAAAGATAGACAGGATATTGAAACACTATTGGCTAAGGGAGAACAATTTGCACAGCCTACAATCATGAGAATCTTTGATGACATAAAGAATCTTGTAGATGGTGCTTTAGTTCAGGCAGAAAGAATGAGAATGGCTCTTCTTTATGGTGGTAAGATTGGTATTACAGCTACTGCTGAAAATGGTAGAGATATTGCTTATAACTATGACTATGACGTTGATGGTGAATGGGCTACTAATAACAATGTAGAACTATTAACCACTGAGAAGTGGACATTAGCTAATAAAGCAACTTCTAATCCAATTGATGTTCTATTAGATGCGGCTGAAAAGCTTGCTGAAAGAAAAGGGGTTAAGGCAGTAGAAGTTCTTATGAACACAACTACATTCAAAGGAATGATTGCATCTGATTCTATTAGAAAAGCAATGAACCCTCTTGGAGCATCTAGTATTATTGTAACAAGAAATTCAGCTAAACAGTTCATTGAGAATGAAACTGGATTAACTATTACATTATATGATAAGATGTTCAAAGATGAGCAGGGTGTAGACCGTAAGTTCTTCCCAGATGGATATGCAACATTACTTCCTTCTTATGCTCTTGGCAATACTTGGTATGGAACAACTCCGGAAGAGTTTGACTTAATGAGTGGTAATGCTGGTGCTTCTGTTTCTATAGTAAACACTGGTGTAGCAATCACCACTATTAAAGAACCTCATCCAGTAAATGTTCAAACAATTGTATCAGAAATCGTTCTTCCATCATTTGAAAGAATGGATGATATCTTTGTAATCAAGGCATTTTAATCCGGAATATAAGAAAGGAGAATAGAAATGGCTAAGATGTATTTCGCGAAAACCGTTAGATACGAAGGCTCAGAATATCCTCCTAACACTGCTTTTGAGGTCAAAGACGCTGATGTCGATGACCTCAAGAAAGCTGGTGGCTGGATTATAGAAAAGCCTAAAGTAGATAACGCTAATGAAAATAAAGAATCAAAGAATGGTACTGAGCCTGAAAAAACAGAGCTTGACATTCTTAGAGAAAAAGCAATAGAACTTGGGATTAACTTCAAAGGTAATTGGGGAGTTAAGAAATTAAGCGAAGCAATTGCTGAAGCCGAACAAGCTTAGTAAGGAGGAGGCGAAGTAATGACTGTTAATGAAATAGTAAGAGCTAAAATTAAAAATGAAGCCATTACTGAGCTTGATATCCAATTAGCTGTCAGTGAAGTGGAAGAAGTCATTAAAAACTATTGTAGCATTGATACCATACCAGAAGCTCTCAAGTTTACATGGGCTAATATGTCAGTAGATTTAGTTCGTTATCAATACGAGTCAAATATTAGTGCAGATGATGTCTTGGCAGGGATTGATGCCAGTGATGTTTCTAATTTAAAGATAGGGGATACTCAAATCGCATTGCAAGGTAATAACTCAGAGAGGAGTAAAACCTTAAAAAGTCATCGACCTAATTTAGACCAGATTGTAATGAATAATAAGCAGCAGCTGAATAGGTTCAGAAGGATGGTGTGGTAAAATGAAACTAGCAAGTTTTGGTAAATTATTGACGCCGACATATACAGATAGGTTAAGCATTAACCGTTATACAGAAATTGAAAATGCAGATGGTACCATTGGTATAGGTCTTCCGGAAACTCCTTTGTACAGCAATGTACAATGCAGGATTAGCTTTAAGAATAGCGATAATCCGGAGAGTAATAAGGATGATTCTAATCCAATCTATATGCAAGTGAAAATATTCTGTAATCCTGAAGTGGATATCAAAAAGGGAGATATATTAGTAGCTGAAAAGATTGGTGATGATGGTAGTATATTAGCAACCTATAAAGGTATAGCGAACTTACCATTCAAGTATGTAACACACCAAGAGGTGCTCTTTACTGAAGTGGGTGATGCCTAGTGTCAATGGATTTTAGGGAGTTTCAGGATTTGCTAGATAGTTTCAAAGAAGTGCAAAAGCAGCATGAAGCCTTTCTAAGGAAGTTTTTAACAGAAATGGGCATGAGAGCTTTGGCTCAAACTAAAAAATTAACTCCTGTGGATACTGGTAATTTGAGAAATAGATGGGAACTAAGTCAAGTATACAGAAAGGGCGATAGCCTATATATAGTATTATTTAATCCAGTAGAATATGCAAGCTTTGTAGAAGATGGTCATATGCAACGTAGAAGATTTCTTCCTATTGAATATTTAGAACAAAGTAAAGGAAATCAGGAATACCTAAATTACTTATATAATCAATATGGTGATGATATACAAGGGGTGATGCTCCATGATAAATGGATTCCCGGACATCACATGGCAAGGATATCAATCTCCAAGATTGAAAGAGAAATACCAAAGCGTTATGAAAAGGCGTTAAAACAATTTATGAAAGGATTGGGGGCGGGAGATTAATGGTAGGAGAAATTACAGGCGAAAGCATTAAAAGTGCAATAGCGCTGAAAATCAAGAGCAGTTTTGCAATTACCAATGGCTCACCCCCAATTACTATCTATAAAGAAAAGATTGTACAAGGGATGAAAAAGCCGTGTTTCTTCGTATGGGTAATGGATGTTTCACAGGAAAAGATAATGCGAAATGTTTATACAAGAGATTATCAGATGAACATCCGATACCACCCTGAAGAAAAGGATACTAAAACTTATGAGACACTTTCAGATATTGGTAATAAGTTATTGGATATATTAACAACCATTGATGTTCCTATATTTTTGGGAAGATATGGAACAGATGGAAAACCTATAGAAGATAAAAAGCCAGTAAGAGGAACTCAAATGAGTTTTGAAATTAAAGAAGATGTATTACAGTTTTATGTAACATATAGCATAAAAGCGAAACAAGTGGTTGATGAGGTTCCTGAAATGGAATCTTTAGAGATTATTCAGAACTAATTAAAGGAGGAAAGAAAATATGGCTGGTGGAACTTTTAAGTCACAAAATAAAATAAGACCCGGAGCTTATATCAATTTCAAAGGCGTAGCCAAACCATTATCCAGTCTTGGTACTCGTGGAGTAGTTACAATGCCTGTAGCTATGAGCTGGGGAGCTGAAGTAACAGAGCTACTAAGTACTGACCTAATTGATGGTAAGAGCTTACCTAAAATTGGATATACTGCTTTTGAGGAACAGAGTCAAATCTTTAGAGAGGCGCTGAAGAATGCTTATAAAGCAATAATTTATCGTCTTGATACTGGAGGAACAAAAGCTACGGCATCACTTACACCACTTACCGCAACAGCTAAATATGCTGGGGTTGTTGGAAATGAGATTGCAGTAAGTGTTGTAGCTAATGGAGATAAATTCGATGTTATTACTTTATTTAGAGGTATTGAAAGAGATAGGCAAACTGTTGCAACAGTAGAGGAGTTGGTTCCTAATGATTATGTAGTATTTAGTGGAACAGGCAATCTAGTAGCAAATGCCGGAGTAACATTAGCTGGTGGAAAAAATGGAACGGTTAGTCAGGAAACCTATGCTACCTATCTGAATGTAATAAAGGCGTACAAATGGAATACAATGGGCATTCCTCAAGATGTTCCAGCTGTAAACCCTAATATTATTACATTCATTACCAATATGAGAGAAAATCTTGGTAAGAAAGTACAAGCTGTTTTGTATGACGCAGATGCGGATTACGAAGGAATTATAACTGTAAACCAGGGTTATAAAACAGTGACTGAAACAGTTAGCCCTACTACCTTTGTAGCTTATGTAGCAGGATTAACAGCTGGTTCAGATGTAAATACTTCAAATACCTATCATGCAATTAATGGAGCGGTTTCAATTGTATATCCTGAAGGTGTAACCCCTTATGGAGATGAAGAGATTGAGGAAGCTCTGAAAGCTGGCAAGATGGTTCTTTCAACAAGACAAGATGGTGTAATCGTTATTGAGCAGGATATCAATACATTGCATACATTTACTCCTGATAAAGGATATGCTTTCAGTAAGAACCGTGTTATTAGAACACTTGATGAAATCAATAACTCCATAGCATTACTCTTTGAGAGAAGTTATATTGGTAAAGTGGATAACAATGATGATGGAAGAAACATTTTCAAAGCTGATGTTATTGCCTACCTAAATACGCTTCAAAATATTTCAGCAATTCAAAACTTTGATAGTACCACAGATATTCAGGTATATGCTGGAGAAGCTATTGATGCAGTAGTTGTTGATTTAGCAATTCAGCCAGTAGACTCAATGGAAAAATTATACATGACCGTTATGGTTGGTTAATGAGAGGAGGAATAATATATGTTTTTACGTGCTGGTGATACAATCAGTGGTCAGGAAGGTAAAGCAACGTGTGTCATAGATGGAAACGTGCGTGATATGTTTTATGTAAAGACCTTGGAAGCCACTTTCGAAAAGACTAAAGCTGAAATAAAAACTCTTGGAAAAAGAGGTACTCAGTATAAAGGAACTGGCTGGTCTGGTAGTGGTTCAATGACAATCTATTATGTAACATCCATATTTAGAGAAATGGCATTGAAATATGCAAAGACTGGTAAAGACATCTATTTCAATATTACAATAGTTAATGATGACCCAACATCTACTATTGGTAAGCAAACGGTGGTATTGTACAATTGTAATATAGATAGTATAATATTAGCTAAATTGGATACGGAAGCCGATGTTTTAGAGGAAGATATTGATTTCACTTTTGATGATTTCGATATCCTTGATAGCTTTGGCAACCCAGTAGTATAAAAGGAGGAATATAAATGAGCGCATTGTTACAGTTCTTAATAGAAAACCCGGTGGATAACTTAACAGCTGAAGTGATTGTTTCCCCAAGACTTGCAAAGTTTCCTTTCAAGATTAAGGGAATGACTGGCCCGGAATTCTCCGAGTATCAGAAATTATCTACTAAAATTGGTAGACATAAGAAGGTAGAGTTTGATAGTAAAACTTTCAACGAACTTGTTGTTTTGAACCATACGCTGGAACCTAATTTTAGGGATGCTGAAAGTATTAAGAAAGCAGGATGTCAAACTCCGGAACAGTTCTTATATAAGAGCTTACTTGCAGGTGAAATTTCAGAACTTGCTCAGCAAATTTCTTCATTATCCGGATTTGATAAAGAATTCGAAGATGAGGTAGAAGAAGCAAAAAACTCTTAAAGGAAGGTGACGGCGAAACTTGGTACGCCTATTATGCATTAAACAAATTTCATAAATGGCCATACTCGGGTGATAATGTAGGTTTCGCCGCCCTTCCTCGTAAAGAGAAAGCGTTAGTTATAGCTATGATCGATGAAAGATTAGCTCAAGAGAAAAAAGAAAGTGCTAAAATTAAGAGGAAAGGAGGCCGCAGGCGCTAATGGCAACGGTAAGTAATACTATAACAATGAAAGATAAAATGACTCCTGTTCTTAGAACAATCATCAAGTCAATGCAGACCACTGTTGGTGTAATGGCAGGAATTGATAAGGTTAGTAATTCAGCTTTCCGTAGAATGCAAAGAGATGTCCAAGCGGCTTCTGATGCCCTTGATGATTTTAATCGTGGAGCAGAAGAGATTCCTCCAACGGCACAAAGAGCTGCTAATTCTTTTACTAAGATGAGAAACCCAATAGTAACAGCGGCATCAGCTATATATACCATTAAATCAGCCTTGCAGGGGTTATCTTCAATAACAAATGTCTCTGACGACTTTGTGTTAACCAACACAAGGCTCGATTTGATGAATGATGGTTTATTAACAACCGCTAAACTGCAGGATAAGATATTAGCATCGGCTCAGAGGGCAAGAGCAGAATATGGGGCAACAGCATCATCTATAGCAAAGATGGGTATTTTAGCGAAGGAGGCATTTACAAGTACAGAAGAGATTGTAGCATTTACAGAATTAATGAATAAGGCCTTCAAAATCGGTGGAGCTGGAATTCAAGAACAAACATCCGCAATGTACCAATTAACCCAAGCTATGGCCGCTGGTAAATTACAGGGTGATGAATTTAGAAGTATAATGGAGAATGCTCCAATGCTTGCAGATGCAATTGCTAAATTTACAGGTAAATCAAAAGGTGAGCTGAAGGAAATGTCATCTGAAGGACTCATCACGGCAGATATTATCAAAGGGGCTATGTTTGCAGCCGCTGAAGATATTAATGCTAAATTTGAAACTATGCCGAAGACATTTGGAGATACTTGGACGAGCATTAAGAATCAAACCTTGGAAGCTTTTCAACCGGTTATCGAACGAATGAATGAGTTTGTTAACAGTAAAGGATTTGAAACATTTAGTACTAATGCAATAAGAGGAATAACTTGGGTAGCTAATAAAACAGTTGATTTGATGAATTTAGTTACTGACGGGGTTCAATGGATAAAGGATAATGAGAATGCTGTAAAGAATGTATTGTATGGAATTGGGACTGTATTAGGAGCAGTAGTTATAGCCAAGACAGTAGCCGCTGGAAATGAGGCAATTGTTATGGCGAAGAAGTTTCAAAAGGCTGGTAAGATATTTGGGGTTAGTTTTAAAACCTTTGGCATTATAACAGTTATTGCTTTAATAGCTACTTTGATTCTTCGGATAATTGATTTGTACAATACTAATGAACAGTTTAGAGGTAAGGTTCAGCAGGTATGGGCTGATTATGGGGATGCCATTATTGCTACAATCGTTGCTATTGGAGCAGTGTTTGCGGCTATATTCTTCCCAACTATCGCATCAGCTATAACCAACACTTTGACCTTAATGTGGACTACAATACAAGCCGGAGCAGCTATGGTCTTGACTTGGATTAAAGTAGGATTAGCATTCTTAGCAGCTCATTGGTGGATTTTGTTAATTGTAGCCGCAGTAGCGCTGGCGATATACGCTTGGAATAATTTAGGGGAAGCCGGAAAGATATTAGCTATTATCATTGGAGCTATTGTTGGAGCTATCTTATTATGGATAGCTGTACAAAAGATTTTAAACCTTGTGTTAACAGCTAACCCTATTGGAGTAATAATTATGGCCATTGCTGCATTGATTGCGATTGTAATCGCGATTGTACTTTGGATAATGAAGCTTTGGGAAACCAATATGGACTTTAAATATGGAGTTATTAAGATATGGAATTCAATTCTTAATTTCTTCGACCAAGTTCCAATCTTCTTCCAGATGGTCGGTAATAGTATTGTAGATGAATTTGGATGGGCGAAGGTGCAAGTACTTGAAATCTTGCAAGACATGGCGAACGGGGCTATTAAAATTATCAATAATTTAATTGGAGCTTTAAACAAAATCCCTGGGGTAGCTATTGACCCTATTCAGGAATTAACCTTTGCAACGACTGTAGCCGCAGAAGAGGAAGCCGCAAAGCAAGCAAGAGCTGATAGTTTACAAGCATCAAAAGATAAGGCCGCTGCAAAAGCTGCTGAAAGAGATGCTAAGATGGCAGCGGATAGAGCTGCTGATGAAGCTGCACTTGCTAAGAAAAGAGCGGAAGCCGAAGCTGCAAAGCGGGCAAATGAATCAAAAAAGAAAGAAGATGATTGGTCTAAATATTTAGATAACCAGCCCGAAGATATTGATTGGAGTAAATATGCAAGCAACCCAACTATCAATGGTGGTAACTTAGATAGTGTTGGAAAAATAAAGGATGATGTAAGCATTACAGATGAAGATATTAAATTATTAAAAGATGTAGCGGCTACAGAATTTGTTAATAAATATACAACATTAAGACCTGAGATGTCCGTACAGTTTGGAGATGTAAGAGAAACCGCAGATGTAAATAAGATACTTGAAGTTATCGAGGATATGGTTGAAGAAGCATATGCGAGTGTATTGGTAGGGGAGGGAGCATAATGGCTATTAGATTTTTCTTTGAATTTAATAATCAAGTTGTTCAACTTCCAGTTAACCCGGAGGAGATTACGATAACTTCCTCCGGGAATAACAAGACAGAGGAAATTATTAAACTTGGAGAAATAAATTTATTAAGACAAAAGAAATTAGAAGCTTTAGTAATAGAGAGCTTTCTTCCGGCCGATAAAGATGCACCTTATGTATTAACAAAAGGAAAGTTTGAAAAGTCTCAATATTATATAGACTTCTTTGAAAATATTAGAAAAGAAAAGAAACCATTTAGATTCATAATTAGTGATACTAAAATCAATATGTTAGCCGCTATTGAGGATTTAGAATATGGATTAAAAGCTGGAGATGATGATATTCATTATAGTTTAAACATTAAAGAGTATCGACCTTTTTCATCGAAGGTTGTTAAAATTACCTTACCAGCTAATAAAGCTGAACCAGCAAAGGTAACTCCCCCACCGGCAACGAAAAGACCGAAGACTGGGTTTGCTATTGGAGATATTGTTATAGCTAATGGAAACTATTGGTATACTAGTTATGGGGATAATCCTCATGGGACATTTAAGAACTTTACCGGAAAGATTAGTCATATAGTAGCAGATAAAAATCGTAAATACAGATATCATATTACAACACTAAGTGGTGGATATAGGGGCTGGGTAGCAGAAAGTCAGATAAAACATAAATAGAAAGGGTGAGTTAATGAATATAGAAGCGATTGTACAAGATAGTAAAAGTGGCGTGGCTTATGATATTAGTGAATTGATTACTGATGCTACATGGGAGACTACATTAACCAATCAGCCCGGAAAATTAACTTTTAACTATATTGATGATACTAAAGTGACTATAAATGAAGGCTCCCCTATTTCTTTTAAAGTAGATGGTAAAGGAGTTTTCTTTGGTTATATCTTTAAAAAGGGAAAGAAGAAGGACGAAAAAGTCCCGGTAACAGCCTATGACCAGATGAGATACTTAAAGAACAAAGACACCTATGTATTATCAAATTTAACAGCACCACAGATATTTACAAAGATATGTAGTGATTTTAAATTATCCTTTGAAGTGGTAGATTCAAGTTCATATATAGTTTCACCTCGAGTTAATGATAACAAAACACTATTTGAAATAATTCAACACGGGATTGACGAGACCTTAATCAACACCGGAAATTGGTATATGATAAGAGACAACTTTGGCAAATTACAATTTATTAGTATTAACTCAATGAAGACAGATTTGTTTATCGGAGATGAAAGCTTACTAATTGATTTCGATTATGAAAGCTCCATAGATGATGATACTTATAACCAAGTTAAGTTGATTAAGGAAAACAAGGAAACAAAGAAAAGAGAAATTTATATTGTTAAAGATAGTAACACTATTAAGCAATGGGGATTATTACAATATTTTGAAAAGATGGATGAAAATGCAAATGCTGCACAGATTCAAGCAAGAGCTGAAATGATTCTAAAGCTAAAGAATAGGGTAACTAAGAAATTAAAATTAGATTGTCTTGGAGACCTGAAGGTGGCAGCTGGTAGTGGCGTAGTCCTTGGAATCAGTGATTTACAAAAAGAGGGGGTAGCCACTAATCAATATTTCATGGTTACTACCTGCTCTCATACATTTCAAAATGATTTGCATACAATGCAATTGGAAGTGCAGGTGAGTATATAATGGCAGGAAATAAATTATTAAAAATAATGCAAGAAGCTGGTAAGATGCCTACAGGAGAAACAACTGATTTACTATTTGGAGTAGTAACTTCTGTTTCTCCTCTAAAAATAAAGATTGATAACCGATTCGAAGTTGATGAAAAATTCTTAATCTTATCGGCATTGGTAAAAGAAACAGTAATCAAGATACCAGAAAGAGAAGAAAATAAACACTCGCATGTTATCCCTCAACATACTACATCAGCTGCAGGAGAAGGGCCGCATACCCATACAATCCCGCAAATGAATACCCTTTCAGCATTACCTGATATTCTTTTATGGCGAGGATTAATTGTTGGAGATAAGGTAAGAGTGTTAAGGGTGAATCAAGGACAAATGTTTTATGTACTTGAAAGAGAGGAGGGAATTACATGATACCTGAACAGCAAGTAGATTTAACTAATTTAGAGGTAGCCAGTCAGCCCTCGTTGACCTATAAATTAGACTTTGAAAGAAAGAGGATTACCGGCAAGATAGATGATGAAGAAGCTATTATGCAATTAGTTATGAAAATCCTTTATACGGAGCGTTATGCTTATGTCATATATAGTTCACAATATGGAGTGGAGTTGGATAGATTAGTTGGAAAAGATTATGATTTCATTGTTTCAGATTTAGAAAGAACTATTACAGAAGCCCTTCTTGCAGATGATAGAATTTTAAGTATAACCAACTTTGTCGCAGAACAAACGGCGATTGATAAAATGACTGTTACCTTTACAGTTAACTCCGTAGTAGGGTCAGCAAATATTAATACAGAGGTGATAATAGTATGATTGGAGATTATTTAGAACGATACACATTTGAATATTTGATGGAACAAGCATTATCAAGAGTTCCTGATACAATTGATAAAAGAGAAGGAAGTATTA